GTGTTACCGCCGTGAAAAGGCGGTGTCTTAACCCCTTGACCAACGGACCGTGAGCTTTTTCAACTCTTTCTATTATACCCACTTTTAGAATCTTGTCAAGAACTTGAGATAAATTTTTCTTATTTTTTATTTTTTACAAAGAAAAAAGCCCACTGTTGTAGGCTTTTCGTAAGATATATCTCAAAATTAAAGCATCTTATTGTATCGCTTTTTCGGATGTGAAACAAGTTGCTTTATACCCCCTAAACGCTTGAATATAGAGGAGTGAGAATTTTCTCTTTTCGTTTGAATGTTTTGGAGTTTCTTCCTTACTCCACAAATCACTGAACATGAAAATCTACTTTTTAAATGAGTTCAACAGGCAAGAAACTAGCACGGTCAAACGTGCTTTTTTATGTCTATTTAATAGGAAATAATTATATCTTTTTTTAATACTTTCTTCAACAAATCTATCATTTTAATATTGTATTTTTTTGCTGAGTTTCAGTTTATAATAAAAAAGCACTTAGAACAATCCAAGTGCTACATTCCAGGTATCCAATCTTTTATTTCTTTCAAAATTTTATAAGCCTGTTTCATTTTAGAGTTATCCTCCAAATATTCAATACCTTTAGTTGTAATCCTAACAAGAGACAAATTCTTAATATACACTTTCCCAGACATGTCTCCAGTTACACAAGTACCTGTCAAAAATCCATCATCAAATAAATTACGATAGACATCCATTAAGTAAAGGTGGGGGATTTCTAGAGCTGAAGCGTTTATTTCATTTTCATCTGCTAGATCCCCATCCTTCATTTTCTGAAAATAATAACTAAGAATTTTATAAACAACTACCCAATAATCATTTTTTGCCATGAATACAGTCTCCTTTTTTTAAAGTATAATCCTTTGTGCTCCACTTTATTATAGCTCTTTTGCTATCTTCCTGCAATAAATCACATTTTATCTATTTCTTCTCTACCGTATGTATCTTGCCCTTCAAAACTAATCATTTTCTGATAAATTGAAAGGTTTTTACCCCCTTTTTGTCCGGAGGTCTCCGACTTGGAAAAAGTTCCCTTCACCGGTACCCAAATAGCAAAAAAGATTTTTTAAAAGGTGGGGGGACTTAATATCCTTTCAGTTCTACAAATCTTTTAGCAATTACCTTTCTTCGGCCATATACATAACGAGCAGGCTTATTTAATTCCTCTGCAACTTCTTCCCAGGTCACACCAGCTTTTAAGAATCTCATTTTAAAAATTATTAGATCACTCTCAATCAAATTTTCCATCAAAGTTTCTACTACTAGTTTAAAGCCTTCTAAATATCTAAGTGTTTGGTCTCCTTCAATTCTAATCATTGTTGCTTCAGTAGGACTTGACACTTTCTTTCCTTGACCTCTGATATACTCAGCGTCGCTATATTTCTTATTATGTATCAACTCCTGTCTTCTAAGATATATCTTATTATCAAGCGTTCTATATCGTTCTAACTCAATATCAATACCATCCAGGTCTTTCTTACTTAGCTCATACATAACTAAGTACCTCCACTTAAAATTTATATTTTTCTTAACTTGCAATTCTACAATTCAAAGGGATTCCCCTCTAATTTATACTCCAGTTTCTCATATCTTACATTCTGTGAAACTCACTCCATTCTGTAAACCTCTGATATACCTTGCTTTCAAGCTATTACTTCTTTTCAGTTTATGCTTACTTTGTTATGTGAAACTTAGTAAAGCATAAAAGTAGGACTAGCGATATTTCTTCTGTTTCAGCCATATATCACTAGCCTTACTTAATTTGTTCCCTATTTTTCTAAATACTCTTTAATATCCCGATATTCCTTAGAAAAATTCATCCATCCACTATTATCAGGGGTTAAGAATGGTAGGACAGTAAGCGGACTTACTTCCGTTCGATATAGCAATAGAGAATGTTTCTGACTTATTTCTCTGACTACACCTGTATGGATTTCTTCCACATCCTTCTTTAGTTCTTGAATTTCATCATATGCGTCCAGAATTCGTCTAAGTTTCTTCCGGTATTGTTTATAGATCTTCTTAGTTTCCATCCGTTGCTTAGTTTCTTTAAAAATGTATTCAAAGATGACTGCATTAGCTTCTGAAAAATCACTATCAAATTTTTCCTGAAGGCTATTAATAGCTTTTTCCATCTTTTCCAGTTGCTCTAAAGATTCTAAGTTATTTGACAAAAAAGAATCTATATTCTCAAATGAAACTGTTTGATTGCCTAAAAGACTCTTTCTTTTTTCGCTTAACTGTTCTCGTGCTGAATTAATCTTACTTTTTTTATTATCTAGATCATCCAGTGTTTCAAATACTTGATTAATATCCATTTCTTTCTCCTAGTTCCATTGAATAAAATAACCACAATCTTCTTCAACTTTTTTTACATCAAATCGGGTATGTAAAAACAACCGTTTTCCAAAATAGTCATTCGCATTCACCCAACTAAGTGTATCTTTCTTGCGATCAAACAAAGTAACAAAGTTTTCTAGATCTCCGATAAAGCCTTTTTGGTCACCTTTATTCCCTAATGTTGTATCATCTACAATTAAAAAGTTATCTACAAAAAATGTTTCACTTGTCCCTGTTTCTTTATCAACTTTAAGAAGATAATTTCCTGATGTGTCTTTCATTTTTTCTAAGACACTAAATAGTGATTGACTAACAACCATAGATACATTGCGCTCTGGATTGATTAAAGAAACAATAGATTTCAAGTCGTCCATACTTGTGGCAGTCTGCACTTTCGCAGTTTGGAGAATTTTCCCAATCTCTCTATTTCGTGTTCTACGTTTTAATTTAATAATCTTCTTACCAAGAAAATCCGTTAAATTATATTGGCCATCATCTAATTGTTCCTGTGAAAAATCAAGTTTTCCACTGAATAATTTAACTAAGTAATCAACGCTGATAGTTTTCTTTTTATCTGCTTCTGTTCTCTCAACCGAATTTTCGCTAACTTCTTGCAATGAATCAGATTCAAAGTCAGTTACTTCATACTTCCCGCCACGGGTACGAGTCTCAATAACATTTACTAGATCAACCAGTTCTTTACGTTGATGTTCATCTTCGTAACTATCAAGGATTGGTTTTTCAATGAGTACATGATTATTTTCTACATTCATCCCTCTAGTGTTATAACCTGTACTTCGGATATAAGCTTCTAGATTTTCTTTTTGTTTAGCTAAGTTAGTTGTCATTTTTTTCTCCTTTTATCTTTTAATATCTGATTTTTGTTTATAATTTTTTCTAAAATTCTTTGCTCTTAGCTTTTCCTTTATGATTCTTCGAGCTTTTAGAATCATTTTTTCTAGATCTTGATTTGTCTTGTTTGTCAGCATATTTTTCTAGTATTTCTTTTTTCCGTTTTTCTAAGTTTTCGTCATCTTTTTTGCACTTTGCAAATATTTGTTGTCTTTTCTTTGGATCTATAGAAAATTTATCTGCTACAACATACCCTAAAGAAGTATCTCCTGCCATAATACTCACCCCCTTTCAATGCAAACAAAAAGGGACATACCACTAGCACTACATGCTTTCGGTATGTCCCTGAGTTGTTCTCAATAGACTTTATTTTTTTGTTTCTTTCTTACATAGATGGGTAAATTTCCCATCTGAATAGAATAAAGTAATTTCTCCAAATTTTGGAACTTTTTCTATTTCAATTATACCACATTTTTCATAAACAACAAACCCTTTTTCTGTTGCAAATCCCATTCCGTCTACATTCATTAAACTATCTCTCCTTTAAATTTATTTATTGTGTATCGTTTGTCTTTGATAGTGAAAGCCTTAAAAGCATTACCCTCTAATCCCTTCAAGATTCTACTTGAATTTCTAGCATTATAAACTGTTCGTAGTTCGCTACTATCTAGATTCGTGTTAAAAATTGTAGTTTCTCGATTATTGATAATATCAAATAGAAAATCCTGTTCCCAGTCACTCTTAGGACTGATTGTCCCATTCTTCGCTCCCAGGTCGTCAATGATTAGAAAATCTACATTGATTAGTTTTTTAACTGCTTCATGTTCCGTTAAACTAGCATTCTTACCATACTGCCAACCTTCTTTTATTTGCTTTATAATTTCAGTTAGACTTACAAATAAAACACTCTTAGGCTCATTCCTTTCTTTGAAGCTCTCATTTATTTCTTTTGCCATTGCAAGAGATAAATGACTTTTCCCTATACCTGTACTCCCACTTATTAAAGTATTGCCTGTCATACCATTCAGGTACTTTTCAACTTGCCCCTTAGCAAAGTCTAATAGTTGTCGTTCTTCTGTGGTGTTGACAATAAAATTATCGAATGTTGCACCTTTTAACTCGTTCGGGATCATACTTTCACGCATTAAGACATCATAGGTTTTAAAATATTCTTGCCTTTCTTCAAACTCCTTTACCAGTTCTTTTTCTTTTTGCTCAATTTCCTCTTGGCCACATTCAGGGCAAAATTCTAGCAAACTTCGTTCCTGGCTTCCTCGTACAGGTATTGAGATTTCCCAATAGTTTACCTGGTGAATCTCACATACTTTTTCAGATATCTTTCTGTTGTTGTATTCTTTAAATTTATCTTGCATTTTTTAACTCCTAAAATGGTAGATCTGGAAAGTTATTGTCTGGCTTACTTTTAGAAATTTTAGGTTTTTGATTTAAATAACTGTCAAACTTAGAACCGAATAGTGTTTCAGGCCTTAAATATTTAAAGAACTCAGGATTATCTTTCCATTCTTCCGTTTTTACATCAATCACCTGTTTAAAATCTTCAAGTGTATATCCTTCATTAAATCGTGCTATTATATGTTTTAGATTCTTTTCAAGATATTTATAGTTTTTTCCTACAGAATGATTAAGATAAGCAAGAGGAATTCTAACTAGATACTTTTCTGGCTTGCCTTTTGTAATTTCTTCAATCATTTCTGGTGTTAACCAATCAGGGAAAGTAAAGTCAGGTTTTCCTGACAATATATATTCTTTATCTAACTCTATCTCTATCTCTGTTGGACATGAGTTAGAAATAGTCTTTTTATTTTGGACATTCTCCAATTTTGGTAAATTTTGACTATTTTTTCTTTGGTCTCGCTTGTATTTTGCCCAGTTTGTTTCACTCTCAACCATGGCTTTTGCTTGCGATAATGTAGCATGTCCATCATCATCAATCTGAATTAGTCCACATTTTGTAAAATATGCGACTGTCATATTTATATCATCCTCGGACACATCCAATTTTAAAGCTAGTTCCTGTACCAAATTATCAAAATATCCCTCATAGTATAAAATACAGTCATCTTCTAAGCTTTCTAACATAAGACGGATATAAATAACCGTCATAGTGTAGCCCCCTGGCATATGTTTAAGTCGTTTAATAAAAAGATTATCAAAAAACTTCTTATCAACTTTCAACCAAAAATATACTTTAGTCTTTGCCATCATCCACCCCCAGGAACTTCAAAATGTCCGTAACTTTGTAATAAACTTTTCTTGTATCTTCTAGTGGTGGTTGATACCGTCTTAGTCCTGCGCTTTCCCACTTCTGCAAGGTTTTGTATTTTATATCTAACTCGTCCATGGCTTCCTGTGCTGACATTAAACCAGTTAGTCTTGGTTTAGGCCTTTCTCGGACTGCTAGATAGTTTTCTACTACTGTGCTGATTCTATTGGTTAAATCATTTTCGCTTTCTTTACTCAAACTAAACATATTCTTCCACCCCTTTCAGTGTAAAATTCATTCTATTCCTCGTTTTTTAGGCTGGTTTATAGGCGAAGGTTATATGGTTACTCATTGTGCCATATAAAATATCTTCCTGATCATTTAAAATCGTCTCAATAGTTTTCGAAATATATCTTAATTCTTCATCCGAAAAATGATTCTTTAATGCTCCTAAAATTACTGAAAGATTTTTTATGTTGTTTATACGCTTAACTATAAAAGCCTCTCTTGTTAAGCCATGCTCTTCTAATTGCTCTTTAGTATGTAAATGTATTCTATAATTCATTTGATATCTCCTTGTTTATTAATACCTGCAAGTTGAATATAACGCCCATAGCAAGGATTTAATTCACCCCTTGGTGTTTCTTCTGCTTGTTTATTGTAAGGGTGTTTATACTTCTCTAAATGATGTAGATAAAGGAATAATAGACCTACAACTAAAAGCAAGATAATTGCCTGTGTATTGGTTAAATCTAATTCATTCATGTTAGTTCCTCGCTTGATAATTATTGATAAATTCCACACGGTCTACTTGTTCCATTTTCAAGAAACCGTCTACTTCTTCATAGGTCACTTTTCTATCAACAAAATCAGATAGAAATTGAAAAAGTTTTGGGTACTTCTCCTTAATCTCTACTATCAGTTCGTCAAATTCTGCTTGTGTCATTTCTTTAATATCTTTAGTCATGGTAAGCCTCCAGCTCTTTAGCGTTGTCATTGTTCGAAAGCAAAAAGGATATTTCGTTTAGACGGTCATATAGTTTTTCATTCTGGGCGTATGCTGCATCGATGTATTTTTTAGTAAGCCATAAGAATGCGGTTGTATCTTTCTGTAGTGTAAACTTAAGCCCTTCAAGAGCTATGTTATTCATTTTTAAAATGTTCGTGATGCCGGTTAATTCGTCCCCTAATTCTGCTAGTTTCTTAGCCGATAATAGGACTGGTTGGACTGATATTTCTTTTTTTGTTGTCATGTTTTACCCACCTTTTTTCTAAGCAAGTGCCTAAAATTGTCCTTTCAGCACTTGATTTTCAAAACCTTTTCTAATTGCTTGCCTGCTATTAGGTTTTCTTTAAATATTTGATAAAATAGCCCTTTTATGCTACAATTAGGGTATAGAAAAATTATCTATTACGTTTGTTTAATCACTTGCTTTGGTCGCCAAACTTTCTGCAAGTGATTTTTTATTTTCTTTTTGCATGATTACTACCTGACTTTGGTTTATAAAGCAAGTCTTTACTTTCGATAAGATCTAGAATCCAACTGATTCCCTGTTCTACTGTTTCAAGAAATGCGCCCAGGTCTTCGCTCTCCAAATCCTCGTAGTTCATACAAAGATATTCGGCTAGTTGTCTGTCTTTCTCAACTAGCTTTTTAAAATCCTTGGGATACTTAGGAATTTCTAACCCCTTGGCATTTGTAACTGTCTTAAAATCATTTTCCATTTTCTATACTCCTATACTTTAAAAATTAATTCCTTAATTTCTGAATACCCCCTATTCAAGTTAATCATAGCTATTGCCATATCTTCCAAACGTTGGTAGTTTGTCAGTTCTACACTTGTCAAGCTATCAATACCGTTCTTACTTTCTCGCTCATTCATGAGTTGCGCTTTATTCTTCCCTGTCACTCCCTTTAGTAGTAAGTTTGTAAGAGTGCTATAGGCATGCTTCGGTGCTTTCTCCCATGATTTGATAGATTCGGTTAAGGTCTTGCGCTTTGGCTTTTCCAGTTCCCGTTGAAGATAGCGTTTAGAAAGTTCATCACGCATTTCAAAAAAGGCTTTGACTAGGTTCTTCTTAAACTCTTTTACGGGTTCTGTATTTCGTAAGTAAGTGATCAGCAATGTTGCTTGTTGCTCGTTCAAAATATAATCCCGTACATTTTGCCCACTCTCTGAAGGTGAAATTTTAAATGTCACCTTTCCAAAACTCTCAAAGTCCTCTCGGTGTTTATTCAGCAAAATCTTCAAATGTCTGTGCTTAATTTCAGCGCAGTCTGCAACGATACTGCTCAGTGTATACGGCTCTTTCTTGCCGTCCATATAAACCAATTCCATTGGTTCACTCCTTTCTTCTTGTTGCTCGTGCTTGCCACCTAAAACAGTACCAAGGTAAATCATTGTGGTAGGGAAAATTTAGGAGAGAATAAACCCCTACAAACCCTTGATACTGCCATAGGTAGCAAGCAGAAATATTCTTGATTCTGTCTTATACTCCTTTCTAATAATCTTCAGCAAGCCATTCCATGGCTTTTTGGTAAATGCTCGGCTTGACTTCGCCACCGTCTCGAATTTTTCGATAGGTAACTTGTGTAACTCCGATTTCTTCGCCTGCTTGCTTAGCAGTCAATTTCTTATCAGCTTGCTTTCGGCGAATCGCTTTTGCTTGTGTTGAGGTAATAAGCAATGTAAGTTTCTCCTTTCTTTCTAACATTTTTGTTAGTTCTCTTGTATTTTACTAAATAAAATGTTAGTTGTCAACGATTTCTAACATTTTTGTTAAAAAATTATTTTTTTATGTTATAATTATCCTGAGGTAATATATAATGAACAGATTACAAGAGTTACGAAAAAACAAAGGGGATACCCAGAAAACACTTGCTGAACTTCTTGGTGTGTCAGAAATGACTATATCACGTTGGGAAAAAGAACCAGAATTAAAAATTAAATATGAATATATACAAAAACTAGCGGAGTATTTTAAAGTTAACATTGGTTATCTGCTGGGATATGATAAAACTATCCAAAATGAAGCATTGGGTAGCTATCAAAATATGGCAAGATTATTACGCACTAACCCAGATTTAAAAAATATAATTTCAGAATACGATGAAACTAATCGAAAAAACGGGAAGTGGGATTTATCTCTTTTAGTAGAAACTGATAAGCTCCCTATAATCGAACAAGATATTAAGAATCTTATTCTTGAAGAGTGGAAAAAAACTCAAACTGAAGATTATGATGAGGAAATATATGGTACTCTTTCTGATAATATTTCAAGAATCTATATAGCTCTTGGACAACTGCCAATAGTTTTTAAAGATTTTTTCGGTTCTTTTCTAACCCTTCCAACATCTGATAAAAAAATCGTTATGCAACTAGTAAATAGTCTATACGAAAAAAATAAAGGAATAGGTGTCATCGAAGAGCATCCTGATAAAAAATAATTTGGAATTTACATAAAATTATCTGATAAAAAACTAAAAAGGAGTAACTCTCATGGGATTTTTTGACACTGTAAAACAAGAAGGCAGTTTTTCTACTGCATCTGGAGTAAATGGACTACACTACGTTGTCCTTCAGGTAACTTTGAAAGAAAAGTTTTTCGGTACTGGATCAGGAAACCTTACAGAATTAGAAGATGTTATCAATAAACAAGCTTCAAAAGGTTACCGCCTGCATACCATCACAACCGCCAATGGTGGAAGCAAAGGATTAGGCGGTGGAGACCGTATCCAGGCTACAATGGTTTTTGAGAAGATTATATAAACCCTTCATACAACATATCTTGATTTTCAGCTACTATGTACGAAAATAGAGAGAATTTAAAGGATTGATTAACAGAAAGGAAACACATGGAAAAAATATTTGATATCAACTATTTAAAGTCTACACCTGAAGACCAACACTTTGATCGAAAAAGTGCGCGTATTAAACCAAAAGATATTCTAAGGCACCTCGTTGCATTTGCAAATGCTGAAGGTGGACATCTTGTTATTGGAATTGAAGACGATGGGGAAGTAACGGGCTTCTCTGACCTACGTGCAAAACCCATTGAAGACTTCCAAAGCATCCCATACCAACTTAAACAAACTCCTATATCATTTTCAGATAAAATTATTCCAGTTATAAATTCAAGCGGTGAGGAAGATTGTGTTCTTTTAATTTCAGTGAATCCTTCGGTTGACCGCGTTATTATCTCTACAAATGATGAGACATTTCTAAGACAAGGAGATAAATCAGTTCCCCTAAGTCATGAACAACGACTTCAACTTACTTATGACAAAGGGCAACGATATTTTGAAGATGAGATAGTTGAAGGAGCAACGATTGATGATATAGATAGTGAATTAATCCAAAGTTATAAAGACAAAATTGGTTTACCTGATATTTCTATCGAACAAGTCTTAAAAAGTCGTGGACTTCTTAGAGATGGTAAATTAACAAATGCAGCTATTCTTCTGTTTGGTAGCAATCCGTCAGCGTTTCTCCCACAAGCTCGTCTAAGAGTTATTAAATATAGCGATACTTTTGCTAAAACAGGACAAGATTTTAACGTTGTCAAAGAGCAAACATTTGATGGAGCTATTCCTAAAATTATTACAGAAAGTCGCGATTTTGTAAAAAATCAACTCAGAGATTTTCAATACTTGGTTGAAGATGGAAGGTTTCAAGTGATGCCTGAATATCCTGAATTTGCTTGGTTTGAAGGTATTGTAAATGCTGTTACCCATAGAAATTACTCAATTCGTGGACAACATATTACCGTAACACTTTTTGATGATCGCTTAGAAATAAGGAGTCCAGGTGTACTTCCAAATATAGTTACCATCCAAAATATACTCAATGAACGATTTTCTAGAAATCCAAAAATAGCACGAATTCTATCTGAATTTGGTTGGGTAAAAGAAATGAATGAAGGAGTAAAGCGTATCTATAGTGAGATGGAAAGTTTCTTTTTAAATGAACCTAAATACTCTGAACCTAATAATTCAAGCGTGTTACTTATGTTAGAAAATAACATTTTAAATCGACAACTACGTATTTCAGATAAATTACGCCAAAAACTATCTCCTGAACTCTTCTCCTCTCTAAATGCCCTTGAAAAGCAAGTTGTCACGTTAGCTTACCGCGACACTAAAATTACTACTTCTGAAGTTATGGAATTAATACAAAAAAGTAGACCATATACTCTTAAGATTTTAAAAAGACTAACGGAAGATCTAGATATTCTAGAGTGGCATGGTAGCGGTAGAAGAGATACAACACAATACTATACTTTAAAAGATAAATAGTTTATAGCGGTTTATAGCAATTTATAGTAGTTTATAGTAGTTTATAGTAGTTTATAGTAGTTTATAGTAGTTTATAGTAGTTTATAGTAGTTTATAGTAG